TTATTAATAGTTTAAATAGTACGATAATGAGACTGTACCATATTAGTACCGTTATTTCAGCATCTTAGAGTTTACATTTGCAATTTATTTGCTCATAAATACTTCTGGGAACGTGAAAAATTGCTCCTAGCAATAGGCAAGCGAGAGAAACAGGCGCACAGGGGAACCTGGCTGTACTCGGTAAACGAGCGAGAAAGAACCGAGCGTAAGGCCCACAAAGATATATAAGATTGAGAGTGGTCTTATTTTATCCGCCCATGAAGAATGGAACATAGTAGCCAGGAATCAAAAAATAATCTGGTGAGGTAGATTTTAACTTCTCCTAAATGAAAGAGAATAGTGATTTCTATGGGCAAAACCGAGTTACATTCAATCAGCTTACGGATGCCCTTGGCATCGGGTCGTGCGGTAAAACCACCCGACCTATTACATATAATCATGAATTTTTGACTTACTTGTTAAACCCTGTAACCATATCAATATGGAAAAGGTTACGTTCCACGATCTGGTTGTTAAGCTGAAGGAACTTGCTCGTGAGCTAGAACGAACCCCGACTCAATTAGAATTCCTGAATGCTGGTGTTTCTAAAAGGCAGATTGCTAAGTATAAATATTCAAAGATTGTAGAAGCTGCTGGTTTAGATCAAAATAAACATTCCCAGACCACTAATCCTATCCAGCCAGTAATAAGACCTCCCAAGATTCTTTTTTTCGACATAGAAACTGCCCCTATAACGAGTTATGTCTGGGGACTCTTTGATCAGAATATAGGCCTTAATCAGGTCATAGAGGATTGGTTTGTTTTATCGTTTGCTGCCAGGTATCAGGGAGAAACTGAGTATCATTACTTTGATCAGCGATCTGCAACACCCGTCCAGAATGACGAGGATCTGCTTAAAAGCATCCATAAGGTCTTATCTGGTGCTGATGTACTGGTAGGGCATAACTCGGTTAAATTCGATTTTAGGAAGCTTAATGCACGGTTTATTAAGTACGGCCTTCAACCTTTGAATCACTTTATTCATATCGATACCCTAAAGATTGCCAGGAAGCACTTCTCATTTACTTCAAATAAACTTAGTTATCTGGCCGAGTATCTTAAGTGTGAGCTCAAGAAATCTGAGCATAAAAAGTTCGATGGCATGAGTCTTTGGACTGAGTGTCTTAAAAGTAACCAAGAAGCTTTCGAGGAAATGGAAGCCTACAATAAGACCGATGTTGATGTGTTGGAACTTGTTTATAATAAACTTGCCCCATGGGAGCCCAGCATTAATTTCCAAGCATTTTACTTCGGGACTATTTGTTCATGTGGTCATACTAAATTCTTCAAGGATGGTTTCCGTTACACAAGGCAAGGTAAATTTCAGGTGTTTAGGTGTCACAATTGCTCCAAGACCTTCACGGCCAAAGAAAACCTAATTGATAAGGATTTAAGGAAGACATTTTTTAAGTAATCTAGTCAAATTTAAATTTCTAATCAATCCACAATCCAGTGGATAAAATTAAGGAATGAAGAAACTTCCAAAATCTGTTTCAATCTTAGGCCGCAAATTCAAGCTAAAATTAGACTCCCAAGAAAATATTATCAAAGTCGCTGGAGCTCAATGCGAGGGATGCGTTGACTTCAACACTAATACGATTCATGTATGGAAAGATTTATCCCCTGCTGATCAGATGCTAACTATTTTTCATGAAACCCAGCATATCAGCCATCTCGTGTCTGGTCTCTCCCAGGTCACATCACCCGAGGTTCAAGAGATTATTTGCGAATCTACAGCACAGGCATTTTTTGATCTGATTAAAGCCCTTAACGGTATCAAATGACGGCACAGGTTATTTTCCTTAATACTAATTATTTTCCACCACCAGAAGAGCTCTCAAGACTTCAAAAACTTCAAGATAAACTAACAGGATCTAGGATTGAGCTGTTACTTGCTACTAGGAATTATTCACCAGGTGAGAGGTATCTGGCATTTCAGCGATATCACAACGGTTTTAAATATAGATGGCTGATTTATTACGGATTCAAGAAAGATCCTGTTTACAATTCAACCAATCCGATTTAAAAAGATACTCCACAAACTAAAGGGGTATCAATGAAAGCATCGGCAAAAGCCATGGCATCTTTTATCAGAACTAAAAGACTAGAAAAGAAGTTTAGCCAAGCAGAATTTACAAAACTTGTTTTTCCAACGCACACATCAAATCAATTCTTAAGTAACATTGAGCGGGGTAACTGCCAGTTTCCGGTAAAGTCTATTCGTAATCTTTCCAGGGTCACTGGCGTTAATGAAGATTACATCCTAGATTTGATGGCAATGGATTACAAAACAACGATGAGCGAGGTATTAAATGAATCTGAAAACTGCAATACACCACATACTATCTCTTGAGCCTTCATTAGAATTAAAATTGAACCTGCTTACAGAAATTGGTCTTCATTGCGTCAGCGATGAATTGTTTAATGCCACAGAGGAGGTACGAGGTGAATTGGTATGTCAAACGGAGATTCAGGAAGTCGGGGAAATCAATCTACGAAGTAACGAACAGCAATAAAACTATTTTGATATTTTCTTATAAAGAATTACTAAAATTTTTTAAGGATATTAAATGAATCTCAAGAAATCACCAGTACATCCGGAACTATTGGTCTCTGATTCCGGTGTGGTCTACAAAGCGGATACAGGCCACAGAATAAATGTAACTCAGAATCATTGCTACAGCCGTGGCTATGTAGTCGCTTACAAGAACAACGGACGGCATAAGCAGCTAAGCGTTGCTAAGCTTGTGTGTGAAACTCACATTAAGATTCTGGCACAGGATGAGTACATTTCCTTTAAAGATGGTAATGAGCTCAATGTAAATGTCTCCAACATCGAGATATTCAAAGTTGAGAAATCAAACAGAGGCAGGAAACCAAAGAGAAAAGAATCCGAGGAAACTTACTCTACATGGATGAACGGCCATGAAGAGCTCTATTGTTAGGAGGTATGAATTGAATAATCACGATTGGTCAATCATTAAGCTTGGTGTGGTGTTATGTAGCAAGTGCCGTATAGTTAAAATGCCGCATACTATGGACACTGAATGCAAGGGGAAGCTATGAACGACAAAGAAGCTTTCGAGAAGTGGGTTAATGATGATTCATTAAGTCAGATGGAAGTTAAACTATTTCAAGCGATGACAGAAAACCAAAGAATAATGTTTTGCTCAGAAAGAACATGGCAAGCCGCTGTCCAGTATAAGCAGAAAGAATACTCAAACATCATGGATGCTATGACTCAGACAAGCCAGAACAATGCTAAGCTGTTAGCTGAAAATGCTTTTCTAAAAGAAAACATCAACGGAACTAAGATGAAGCAGATGAATGATCGAATAGAGGAATTGCTAGTCAAAAACAAAAAGATGCGTGAAGCCATAAGAGAGGCAATAGATTTTCAAGAATGGTGTGGTAATGAATACATATTAGAAAATGCACTAAAAGAAGTAGGTGAAGAATGAATCCAGAAACAATTGATGGGCTTAAAGAAAGGAACTTGTGGCTAGAATCTCAAATCGCAAAAGAAAAATCCCAAAACAAAAAGCTTCGTGAAGCTTTAGAAAAAATTGATAATTCAAACGACGATATGAAATACTTTAATTCAGATATTGATAAAATTATCAGTGAAACTAGAGAAGCACTAAAAGAAGTAGGTGAAAAATGATTTATATGCACAAATTTTTTGACAACATAATTATAGTAAATTGGAAAAATGATTTTGGTATTCATATTGAAGATGATGAAACATGTGGGCTTATTTCTGATTTAACCCACTGGAATATAATTTCAAGCATGTATGTACTTATTGGAGAGCTATGAAATACCTGTTTGCTCCGATCATACTGGTGTTTACAATTTTGTGGGATATTTTAACTTGGGTTAAGAACAAGATTTTGTATTAAGCACCAATTAGCCGATACGAAATAGCGTATATGTATCAATTATACGGAAATTAAGATGAAAAATTACAACCATATCGTAGCTAGAGAAGCACTAAAAGAAGTAGGTGAAGCATGAAAAAAATCATTGAAATAAAGCGTGGAGATATAGTTCCAGAAAATGCAAAGTGGTTGACTTCTAAAACGGTGATAGTAAAAGAATGGGAGGAGCAAACAGGTCATGAACTGCAAAGAAATGGAGGATATGAAGTATTTAGGGAGTATGCCCAATACGATGTTTTTGAAGTGCTTGTGGAAGCACTAAAAGAAGTAGATGAAAAACTACAAGTCAAATAAACCATGTATTGTCTGCGGAGAGTCCAGGGACGGGCATGTGACATACCACCACATATACAGCCGTAAGGCATTTCCTGAGTATTCTAACGCACCATGGAACATGATTCCAGTATGCCATCCGTGTCATAATTTGTTTCATAGTCTTGGAAATCAAACGATGATGAAGAAGTTTATTTCAGTAAATAGATGGATGGAATTAAACGGTTGGGGAGTATTTAATCAGAAGCTAATTCACAAGGACTAGGTTCATCATAAATTACCTCGGTTTCTATTTCATTGTCTGGAGTTCCCAGTCTCCAAGAATAATGTTCTGGCTCTGAGTTGTTAGGAATTTCCGAATCACTGTCTTTGGTCTCTTCTTCTGCGCTATAGTCTGTATAAATTGCTCGTAAGAGATAATCATTTGAGAAGATGAGTGGGACAGTTAGAATAAATCCTATAAGATTCTTCATTTATATAGAATAAACTCTATTGACTAACCATGTAAATATTACATAGCCTGATGGTAAGAGTCGGTGACTCGAAACATTTTACCCGGTGGGAAGATGATTTATCAGGAAATTGGAAGCATTGAAGCTTTACTTACTTCAATTACAACGCTTAAAGACGGTAGTTGTAAAATTTCATTCGAAGTAAATCCAGAAAACATTCAAGTAATAAACACATTGATGAGCAAGTTTTTAATAGGGCAGAAGCTTTTTACGCTAGGCATTGTGCAGTGTGATGAAAATCGAGGCGGAAACGATGAGTAAGTTTCAGCCCGGGAATAATGCTAATCCTAAAGGAAGGCCAAAAACAGCTTATAAAGAAAACTTCGATCAGCTAATGGCAAAAAAGAAGATGTTTGATGAGGCATCGCAGATTTTATCTGAGCGATGGTCAGACATTTATCATTCGATGTGTGATTGTGCTGAGGCAGGGAATGTTCAGGCAGCTACATTTGTCACTAGCTATGTGCTGGGCAAGCCGAAAGAAACGGTTGAACATGATGTAAGTGATGAACTGAAAAAGTCGATTCACATTTCGATTATTAAGGATGAGTCTGATTTATGAGTGAATTTAAATTAACCGCTAAACAAAAGGAGGCTATAAAACTACTAGGAAGCAATGCACGTCATATCATGCTTTTTGGTGGTTCATAATCACGCTCAGGCAAAACCTTTTTAGCGGTCAGATCAATAATAATTAGGGCATGTAAAGAAAAGTCTCGTCATGCCATATTAAGACTTAATTTTAATCACATCAAAACATCAATATTTCTAGACACTCTCCCAAAAGTTTTAAAGATTTCATTTCCAGACCTTCGTGTTGAATGGAATAGAACAGATTTTTATATTACGTTGCCTAATGGCTCAGAAATTTGGTGCGCTGGGCTTGATGATGAAAAGCGAGTTGAGAAAATTCTAGGTAAGGAATACTCAACACTATACTTTAATGAGTGCTCGCAGATTCCCTATAAGTCAATTCAAGTTGCACTTACTCGATTAGCTGAGAAAAATAATCTTAAAAAGAAAGCTTTGTATGATCAGAATCCCCCAGGGAAAAAACATTGGTCATACTGGTTATTTCAAAAGCATCTAGACCCAATTGATAACGTGCCAGTTGATCCAGATAAATACGCATCAATACTAATGAATCCCAAAGATAACTTGGAAAACATTGATCCAGAATACATAACAGAAATTCTAGACAACCTTCCAGAAGCCCAAAGAAAGCGTTTTAAGGATGGAGAGTTTGGAGAAGACAGCGATGGAGCAGCTTACTATGCATTTGATCGAGAGAAGCACGTTAAAAATATTGATAAATCTTTTCAAGTAGGTCAGCGATGTATTGGAATGGACTTTAACGTTCAACCAATGACTGCCGTAATCGGGCATTATGTTAATAAAAGGTTCTATATTATCTCTGAAGCATTTCTTGAAAACTCAGACACGTTCAAAATGTCGACGCATCTAATCAAGAATGGCCATAAAGGTGCTAATATTTATCCAGACTCAACAGGATCAAACAGGAAAACGTCAGGCATATCAGACCACCAGATACTAAAAAATGACGGGTTTAATATTCAATCAACTAGAAACCCTCTTGTGGTTGACCGAGTGAATAATATCAATAGACTATTAAGAGAAGAGAGAATTATCATTGATCCATCATGCAGAAAACTTATTAACGACCTTGAAAAGGTTTCTTGGAAAGACGGAGCACTAGATCAGAAAACGGATAAAATGGTGACTCACATTTCTGATGCTCTTGGTTATTGGTGCTGGGCAGTTGAGCCACTTAAGATAGAATACGATTTAACTCCAAGAATAAAAGAGAGATAATCATGGAAGAAAAACTATTAGATATTTCTTACAGAAAACAAATCATTCGAGAGATCAAGTCGGATGAAAACGTTCAGCGAAAAATTGTTTCCTACAAGAAACAGAACATGCAAGAAGATAACTTTTACCAGTATGTGAAAGAATATCTTGAGTCAAAGCTAGACGCTGATACCGTTTCTGAGATGTCTATTTTCGCATCAATTAATCTCCAGAGGCGCATTTCTAAAGCAGAAGCTAGCCTATATAAAAAGCCACCGACCAGGAGTGTATTTGTAGGGGCAGATAAGGTTGAGGAACTTGATACGATTTTCTCTGATCTTGACGTTAATACCGTACTAAGAACGGCAAATGAGTCCTATAAGTATGAGGGCCAGTGCGCTATTCAATGTTATCCACAAAATAAAAAGCTAAATTTAAGAGTTCTTTTGCCTCATCATTTTGATGCTGTGCCAAATGAAATGAATCCAGAGATTACAGAAATATATATTGTTTCTAATTTTGATAATACTCAAAGAGATTATGTTGGGAGAACTGATAGAAGGACTGGATTCTCTCAGGGTGATAAATACAGAGACTCAATCAATCAAGCAATTTCTGATTATGATGACCAGGAACTTGCCAAAGAGCGATTCTATGTCTGGTCTAAATCATTTAACTTTGTAATGGATGGGCTGGGAAATATTCTTGATAAGGGTACTGAATCGGTCATTATTACTCAATTTGAGAAAAATGACCCCAATATTATGTCCCCTCTTGCTGAGTATCAGTGCCTTCCTTTTATTGATGTGAGCTCAGGTAAAAATTTTGAGTTTTGGGTGAGAGGTTGGGATTCGCTATTTGATGCAACAATTCTTTATAACGTGATTCTCACATCAGAATTTCAAACTGTAGAGATGCAGGGTCATGCTCAGGCATATTACAGGGGAGATGCTAACCATCTTCCTGAGAACATGAGGATAGGGCCAGATAAAGTAATTATTATTCCAGTTGATCCACAGAATCCAACTCAAGGAGAGTTTGGTTTTGCTAACCCTGGATCTGACCTAACTGGCATTAGAGAGTTCAGAGAATCATTCCTGAGAGCTTTCCTTTCAAGTCGTGGACTAGATACCTCAGTGGTATCTGGAAGCCCACAAACGACAACAGCTTCTAGTGGTGTTGAAAAGCTACTTCAGATGGTTGAAAAATTTGAAGCATCTCAAGAAGACGTTTCATTATTTGAAAAGGTTGAAGCTAAACTATTTAACGTAATTTCTTGCTACATTAAAGCATTCAGAGGCGAGCGTGTCGATGGAGAGTTAATCCTGTCCGACATTTACCAGATTCAGCTTCCTGAAGATGATGCAGCAATGAATCTACAGGTTGAGTTTGCTAAGCCTGAGATGATCAAGACAGAAATGGAGCTCTTGGAGATTGCCCAGAAAGAAATCGATATGGGCCTAATGTCTCGGGTTCATGTTTTAATGAATCTCAAGAAAATGACCAAGGAACAGGCAATTCAACACATAAAAGAAGTTGATGAGTTTGAGGGAATAAATGGCAGCGATCAACCCACCGAAATACTCGAAGAAGGAAGTCTCTCAGAGGTTCAATCTTAAAGAGCTTCTAGGATACGAGCCATCAGAAGATCAAAAAAAGCTGTTCTATGAGCTAGCTGTTGATGCAATGGCACAAAGAACATTGAATGGATCTGATATAGATGGACGATCATTTAAGCCTTACTCAGAAGATTACGCAAAGAAAAAAGGTGTGTCTGTAAACTCAGTTGACATGGTTCTTACTGGA